TGTTTTGCTAACAACATCATCTCTAGATTCTTTGCACCAATGTCATGAATTGAATCGGCAACATCGATACCAAAACAAGATATTGGTAATCCTCTTTCAGTTCCAGTATTTGATAATACTGGGCTAGCTAAATTTAACCAACCTCTCCAAATATAATCATAAAATTTAGAAGCCATTTCAGGTTTTTGTAACCTTTTAGCAACTGTTGTTGCAACTCTCCAATATGCGTCTTTAGGCGTTTCTCCTTCTAATAAATATCCGTTACTTATTGTTTTTACGTAAATTTCTGTGTTTGCCCATGTTGGAAAATCAACACCAAGTTCCCAACCTTGTGATTCTCCATAATTTGTTTTTTCGCTACTCATTTTTATATTGTTTTAGTCTTTTTAAAATAATTCGTCTTCGTCCCAGTTTTCATCTTCACCTGCTTTAGAATAATCTGTAGATCTTGTTGCAAAGAAATCAGTATGTGTTGTTCCACCTGTTAAGTGATAGAACCAATCTAATTCTGAAGCACTTTCTTCATTGTATTCAAAGATAGATTGATATCCTATTTCTGCTAATTTTTCATTAGCTCTTTTCTTAATAAATTCTTTAAGATCTTCTTTCTTAAGATTTTCTAAATCTCCCATTTCAAACATCTTATCAATAAACTTCATTTCCATTTCAACCATTAACTTAGCTGCTTCTTCTACTTGAGATTGAACTGAATCTCTAAGATCAGTATATTCTTCGCACATGTGGTTAAATAATTGACAACCCATTTTTGAATGAAGAGATTCATCCCTAACTGACCACTTCATTTGTTGTCCGATTCCCTTAAGTTTATTTCTCATTTGAAAAGAATAAAGAACGGCGAATGAAGAGTATAATGCAACTCCTTCTCCAAATGCACTGAATATTGCTAAAGATCTAGCAACATCCTTCCTAGCTGTTGGATTTTTCAAAAGGTCTTCATGAGTATATTCTGCTTCTGTATTCATTAAATAATCGAATCTTTCTGCTGTTGTTGGTTCATGTAAGAATGCTTCAAAATCTTCAAGGCCTAATGTTTCATTTAAATAAGAGTAAGCGGTTGCATGAATAGTTTCTTGAGAACCAAACAACATTGCCATGTGTTTGATTTCCCATTTAGGAAACCAATCAGTAACCATCCCTGTCCAATAATCTGAAACTGCACATTCAGTTTGTGCAAACCCCAAAAGAATATTTCCAACTAAATTCTTTTCAGAATCTGTAAGTGTTTCATTCCAATCCTTGACATCGCCTTGCATTGAAATTTCGGTATGTAACCAAAACGCCTGTGCTTGTTTTAACCATCCTTCAGTATAATATACTGGATATTCAAACGGTTTGTATTCTATTCTTTCTTTAAATATTGATGGTTTCATAAATTATGTTTTCTTAAATTTTTTAACTAGTTCCTAAAGTCTACAAAAGACCAACTGGTAACAGATTGGTCTCGTTAGTAGTCTATATATTCATGTAGAATAATGGACTGCCTCTCGAGACAAAAAGATTATCTTAATCTTTTTTTAAGTCTGTCGGCTTTAGTGAAATATTCGTATGAGGTTTGTTTATAATCTTTACGCTGATCATATAAATCTCCTAGAATTTTCTTTAACATTGAAGTCTCTTGTTTATAGACTACTCCGTTTTCACAAACGATTACTTCTTTATCCTTTCTTCGCTCAGCGACTTCATGCTTTGCTACCTTTTCAACAAAGGCGTCAGGTGAAATATTAAATTGTCTCATTATAGAAGGATATAGTGATGCAAAGTCAAATGCACTTACACCTGCATAATATCCAGTAATGGGTTCTTTTACATAAGCACCGGCATATTGTGCATTCTTTTCACTGTCTTCCTTCTTTTCAGATCCAATTCGTTTACCTTCTTCTGATAATTTTCGTGCAATCAGAGATTCTGTAACTGCCACTGGCGATGCTGCTTTATATAGAGGCATCTTTGTGATGTTTGCCAAGGTTAAAAGAACTTCCATCGATTTCAACTTTTGATCTATATAATAAACCAATACGGAATCGACTACATTGTAGTAAATGTATTTTACAAAATCATCCCTATATAAATCCTGTAGAGATCCTGTAAATTTAATCTTGTTAACATTAAGAACTTGACCTGAGACATAATCAAGTGCATTAGATTCTTTTACCTTTACACTTCTATCATACTTATCATATAATTGCATGTAATCTAAGATTCCAATATGTAAGGGTCTGCTGTCATTTCTATCCAAAGATTGTGTCATAGAAACTTCAGCAATATCAATTTGTAATCTTTTACATCTGTTTACAATATATTGCCAATCATAATTAATAAAGTTCCAGCCTGTCATCATTGGAAACTTAGGTAGGAACTTCATTAAGAACGTATAGACCATGTCATATTCTGACTCGAATTTCTGATATTTGAATTCCCAATCCTGATCAAAGTCTTTGAAATACTTATTAGTATCGTCTTCAATTTTTTGGATGCTTTTAGAATCCATATCTTCCAATCCTAATACAATAGCTTTATGTTCTGGTGTAATTATGGAAAATGATAGGATTCTACTTTTAGCTTCTTCAGCTTTTGGAAAGCCATCTACGATTTCAGTTTCAATATCGACGAAGTATGTTTTAGGCATATTGTATGCAAAGATTTCTTCTTTATCCTTTGCGGGTAATGAATCTAAGAAATAAGTTAAAGAAAACTTATTATATCTTCTTGCACTTCCTAGTTTGACTGATCTGCCATCCCAGTTTTTATGATCTAGACTTCTGCCTTTATCATTATCATTACATACATACCAGTTCTGATACTGTGAAATTGGATATTGTTTAAATGCTACTTTACCTTCGGTGTCGTAGTAAGAGATGATAACATCCCTGTCTCTCTGTTCAATATCTAATATCATTAATAGTTATTTTTCTGACGGTTAACATTCTCTTCTGCTTTTGCGAAGTAGTAGTTGTATGCTGTTTTAGCATCTAGCCCAATTGAAGCGGCGTAATTAATAAAGAAGTGTAGAATGTCTACCCATTCCATATACAATTCTTTTTTGTCGCCTTCGGACATGTCAGAAATTTTTAACTTATCATACTTAGTGAAGTCTTTTTTCCAGTATTTCCATACTGCATTACCACTTCCGTCTTTAATACCGCCTAGAGCATCTGTCATTTCATGAATTTCGTCAACTACTGCATGTGTGTTACAGTGCCAGAAATCCATAATTTCTCGGATTGTCATATTATCAAAGTTAAAACCATAAGTCTGCTCTTGCATCTTCTTTTGGTTTTCCATGATATCTGCTAAGTGTGTTGTTGATTGGTCGTAAAAATCTTTTACTTCTAGATCTTTACATTCGTTGTCAATGTTTGCCATTTTTTCGCTACTTTTTAATGTTACTTATTATTCTACTTAAAATAATGAATCTGTTTTTAATTCTACTGGTTTTTCTACTGATCTTTTATTAACATTGTTAATAGCTTCAAAGAGATCATTGTTAACAACTTCTGGCGCGTTGTGTAATTTAGCTAATCTTAAAGAGTTTTTTCTAAACTCTTCTCTTCTTTCGTTATTGTTTGCTAATTCTAAAATCTGTGGAATAGAAGCTGCAATATCTTCTTTGTCTACGAAGATTGCAAAATCTTCAAGTTCTATGAAAGGAACTCCTTCTGTTCTGTGAATAACGTGAGTTCCCCAGTGTTTGTCAAATAGTGGTATAGTTCCCGCTGCAATAACCTCACACATTGCATATTCAATCATTGAACCATAGAGTCTTTCTGGTAAGTTAAAGAATTCTGCACCGAACATTGATTTTCCAAGTTCTGCCATTCCTTCTGCTAAATTATAAGGCCCATACATATACATTCTGTCTTCGACTTGTGGATATGTAACAGGGTTTTTGATTTCATGAACTTCAAAGATATCTTCTCTTAGAGTTTTTCTATCTTCTTGTAAAAACATAGGAAGAGCTCCAATAGATCTTTCAACTCCTCTACATTCTGTTACGAAATTATTACCTTTCAATAGTTCCATAATATCGAACATTCTAAAAGGATCTTTAAATCCAGCAAATCTTCCAAAGTATGTAGTTCTTCTTTCTTGTTCTTCAACTGGAACCACAATATTAGACCATGCATCATAGTCATAAGGATTAAGATTCATTTCGATTAATGGAGTATCAGGTGCATGTTCTCTTAATTTATTTGCAAAATTAGATCTTGCAGAATAGTTGAACATAGCGTCCATTGATTTCATGATTTCCCAATACTTATAATTCTTTGCTAAGTTTGCAGTGTTATGATCTAAGCAGTTTCCTATTTTAATAGGATTTTCTAAACCATAAATACAGTGCTCAATAAAATCTTCGTTGAATTCATCTCCTACTGATTTATGCGGATACGATGTGTAATATACTACATCACTTTTTTCAAGTTCTTTAGCGATATTAGGAATATCCTTTCTTTTAAATTCAGTGCAAACAATATCTGTAGTTTTATGGCGAGGCCATTTCTTTTCTACCGCTGCATAAATCGTGGCATCATGGCCTTCTTTTATAAGCCAATTATAAAATTCGATTGTGTGTCTTGTGAGTCCACAACCTTCAACTCCTTTTGCTAATACTAATGCTATTTTCATATTTGTGATCCGTGTTTTATGTTAAATCCTCCATGTTTTCTGTATGATTGGTCTTCTTCTCCTATTTGTATTTCTCCTTCATATCCTTTTTCAGATGAATCAGAATATACGTCCATTTCGGAATAGACTAAATCTCCTAATGCGTTATGTGTTTCTTCGTCATTTACCCCGATATCAGTTCCTACTAATTCGTCCATTCCTTCCAGCTCCCAATAGTTTTCTGCTAAGTATTGAACGAATTCTTCTTCGGTTGCTCCTTTATAATTAGGGAATTTTTCAGTGTCTAATGTTACGATAGGAGTTGCTTCGGCAATATATCGATACTCGGTTCTTCTTACCTGTACTTTCATTTATTTTCCGTTTTCGTAATTATCTAAACCTTGAATGTATGCTACTGCATCTAAGAGATTATCTCTTTTATGATTGTAACTTTCTCTTGAAAACTTAAGAGCAACTAATGCTTTAAACATATCAGCGCCACTTACATCATGGCCTGTCATACCTTTAAATATTAGGGCAGCTCTGTCCATGCCTTCTGAAAAAGGACCGTAATTACGATCCGCTTCTTCACTCCTGTTGTTTACAATTTCGTTTGCTTCTTCTAAGATACTTTTCATAAGAATGTGTTTAATTATTATACTCTATATATGCGTTTTGTTTACGGCTAATTTTTCTAATTTTGATTCTACTAGAATTATTAGATCTTCAATTCCTTCGTTATACGCGAATTGTGTTTCGTGGTCCATGTTTGCATACTTAATTTCATCTGCTGCATTGGTTAGTAGATTAACCAATACCTTTACGTCTTCTTTGCTCATCTTTGTTTTATTTTAGTAAGTTTTCTATTCCTAATTCTTCGGCGAAAGCAACTGTGATATCCTTTAGCAGCTTTACATTTTCTTCTGAGAAATCAGTGTTATCAAATTTAAATGAAATTGTTTTATCATTTGCACCTGTGCTTTCTTTTACGAATTCAAAAC